TCACCACGCTTTTCAAGATCTTGTTGGCGTGCTTGTTCTTGCTTTTCTACCAAGTCGTTATACAAGTTAATATCTACATTTGAATATTTCTTTTCAAACTTAGATTTTTCTCTTGCTACCCTTTCTGCCACAATACGATTTACATCTTCTTGTGATAGTAAGTTGTCTTGTTCCTTAGATACCTGTGTATCTGCTACCTGTCTTTCACCTTCTGGTTGAGCTACAGTTTGCTCAGTTTCTTTTACCGCTGTGTTTTCCGCGTCCATAATTACCTCTTTCTAATTGGTTGAGTTATCCCCCTGCTCTATTGCAGTATATCTTTATTTATACATAATGTATAAAAAGCGTCAAAATATGAATGTTATTTCTTCTTTTTGCCGCCGCGTGTTTTCTTTTTCTTTTTACCACCTCTAGTAGCCATCACTGCCCTCCCCTGGCGTTCTGCTTGTTCTTTGGTTGAATAGATTTTGCCCATTGATCCCCAACGATATCCGCCTTTTACTTTTCTAACTGGCATCTTCTATGCCCTCCCAACTTTCATGAACGTGCCAACTAATTTGTTTGTTACGTTCAAGAATCTCTTTGCGTCTTAGACGACATAAATGATACAATTCTAATAAATTTGCTCTAGCTCTTCTGCCAGCTGATCTATTATTCTGACATTCAAACTGTTTAATATTAGTATTGTAATCTACAAGAATTTCCCTAATGCGTTTTTCACTAGGTTCGTCTTCTATAAAATCACGATCAGCAACATACTTACCCAAGGTTACTCTCCTGTTTGTAACAATGCTTCTTTTGCTGTGGTAATATCTGCTTGACTAATTTCAGAATGTTTGTCTAAAATTTGTTGGTCAGTATAACCTTCCATAATCATTTCTTGAATATGTTGTGTTCTGTTTTGTGCAGTTGTTACAGGATGTTCCATTGGTTCTATATCTTCGTATGGCTCTTCTGTAATAATTTCATAGATGCGTTTGTCTATTTCTCTGTTGATTGCTGGATCAGTAATGCCTGCTTCTTTGGCCATTTTTAACATTACCACATCATTTGCTTTGTCTTGTATTGAGAAAGTTCTTGGATATTCAATCATTCCGTCCCATACTTTACCTTGGTATGCACTCCATATACGCCAAATTTGTTCTTCAGCGTGTTCTAAGTTCATTGCAAAATCACTAATTCTAGCATTTAACATTTGGAATTCAGTTTGTAATCCTACACCTGATAAACGTCTACTTTCAATTGAACGTATACCACCAAGTGATGCCATTCTATCAATTGAATCTACTTTGCGTTGAATAGCATTTAAAACGCTTTCAATACTTGCGCCATTAGGCTGTAGTAGGTAAGGACGATTTCCGGGGTCACTGCCTTGCGGAATTTCAATAATTGAACCTGCACCTGCACTTGCTTGAACACCAACTTCTTTAACCAAACTTGGATGGTTAGTTAATCTAATAATCTGTTCAATTTCTGAATTAAATTCATATAATTCTCTTTGCACATCTGCAATATCACCAATAGCACTTACACCAACACCTCTAATGTTTGATCTTTGTGCGTATATACATACCGCAGGAATTTTACCTAATGCGTTTGGTATTGTTTCATGTAATGAACCTGTTTTATCATTGCCATCAATCAAATAAACATTAACTTCTTCTTTGGTATATTCTCTAATGTATTGTTTGTTTTGAACAACTTCTTCTTTTACTTTTAGATATGTTAATTCATATAGACCATTTGCTTGACGCTCATAAGTCCAATCTAAAACATTGTCTGGAGTAAACATTGAAACATAAGGACGTATGCCTTGATTTAATTCATCTGCTCTTGTGTTAGCATCTGAATTAGGCTTGTCTACAATAATCCAAACATTTCCATAAACCATTGTATGAGCACTCATTTCTCTAATAAATGCTTGGAATGATCTACCATCTAAATCTGCATCTTGCAAGAATGGAGCTAGGCCTTGATCAGTTTCAATTGATCCAAAGTCACGTTTGATTTCTTTTCTAAATAGGAAACTGTTGTAAATGCCAACAACACTTTTAACATGGTTATCTAACGCAATTTGTCTTAGACGTTTTTCATAATCATCTTTTGATTCATAGTAATAAGGCTCTAAGTAACGGCCAGCATAAAAGTCATAGCCACCATTGAAACTATCACCTAAAAAATTCCATCTATTAATATAATACTTGTAAGCATCATGTGATTCTGTTATATAATCAACAGCAAATACGCTGTCACCTTTAATTACTCTATCTCTAATTACGGGCATTAGTTCCATCTCCTTGCGTTGTTATTGTTTCCAGAAAATGCCCATCTTTGTGGTGTAGTATCGCCATGATCTGTTCTTAGCGGATACAAATAATCAACTAGATAGCCAACAGCGTCAGCCATGTGATCATATACTCCGTCTTTTTCCACAATCGAAGTCCCTGGTTTGTATACCATGCGTTCTAAACTGTTAATGACATTTTTGCATTTTGGATCAATAAACATATTCATCTCACCTCTGGTATTTTTTAATTTAGCATTAACAGCATTTACTCTATCTCTAATTGGTGTATGGCTATTTCTAACTAACACATTAAATCCTGCATTTTGTAAAATACTGATATCAGTTTTACCGCCTGCACTTGTTCTGCGTTGTCTACCAGCAGGATCTGGAAAAACATTAATTTTTGTATTTGGATATCTACGTTTTAATTCATCGCAAACATCTTCTGTGCTTGATCCATTTAATAATAGTTCATCAACAAAATAAATTGTGTTATTTTCAATCACAGCAATAGCACTTGCCAAAGCGCCTACGTTAAAATCTTGTCCAACAAATATTTCTCTTGTGTCCTTACCTGTGCATGGTATAACACTATAATCTCTACTAAAGTTATAGTATACCACACCTGAATAAGTGTTAAACGTAGCAAGGTATTCTTGTTGAAATGTTTTTTCATCCATGTCACGTTTTGCGTCTTCTATTTCTTTTTCAGGAACATTGCCG